CTTCCTCGGCTTCGCGGGCAGCCTTCTCTTCCTCGGCTTCGCGGGCAGCCTTCTCTTCGTCGGTTTCTTCAGCAGCGGGAGCTTCGCTCTCGGCGATCTGCTTTGTGACTTCGTCGGCTGCAGCTTCAGGTACGTTTACCTCTGCGCCGGCAGCAACTTCTACTGTGACATCGTTGTCTTTGTCGTCCTTGTAGGTGACCTTGACAGCGTAGTCTTTATCGTTTTTGACAGTTGATAGTTTGAGCATTTTAATCTCCTCTACTTTAGACTTACTTAACATTATAACACTAGGGGTTCCGTTTATTGCAAACTGCTGTGCAAACTGTTCTGTGTGCTTCGAGAACTCCGCGCGCTCAAAGCCTGTCATGTTGTTGATATATGGCTCGTCAGTGAGCGCAACGTGAAAGAGTGTTGGACCGTATGAGGTCTGGTCTTTCTGCGAGACATAGTCCCAGTCAAAGCCCATACTAACGTCCCAGATAAGGCCCTTCTCAATTTTCGCAACCGTATCTTCATCTCGAATATCTAGGTAAGCAAAGCAACGGTCGGTTCCGACCTCAAGGCCAATGACCTCGCCCGTGTTTGACTTTACGTCCCCGGTATGATTGAGCGGTACAGGCAGCTTGCTACCAAGCACGTTGTTCTCAAGGTTGGCTTTCATTTTGTAGGCAAGCGCAGCGTCGAGCGTCATGGTCAGCTCGCCGTCCCACCACCAGTAAGGGTTAACCCATTCACCGTATGTGAAGATCTCTTTTTTGAACACCGTGCCTGTTGGCTCGGATACAAAGTCGTTGCTCGCGCCCTTCGCCAGTTTCGTCATTCCCTGTGCAGACGACAGGAGTGAGATCATGTGATTTTTAGTAGGGTCTTGGTTCATATTTTCATTCTCCCATATTGTTAATGTTTTGCATAGTACTTACTGTTGCGTTATCAATTCCTGTGTGATAGTCGATTGGTGAGCAAGCAGAACAATGACGGTGTACTTATCTGTTCCATCTGTAACCGCAAGGGTGCCAATCCTATCACCTGCAGCTGCAGGACTTGTTTGTATCCAGTCTGTTGGCGTAAATACTGTTAGAACACGGTTCTTTGTGTCGAAACGATACATCTGGTTAATTGCTGCGGCGACGTATATGTTCATATACCCAAATCGTCCCTCATTGTCAGCCGGTGCATATTTCCCGCTGGTTCCAACGTTTGGGGTAGCCATACCAGAGCCATCGTAAACAATACCGTTAGTCCATGCACCAGTTGTTCCGCCTGCTATGTCGAACAGGTCAAGGCTCGTGTTACCACCACGGAAGCAGTACAGGTATGAGTGCCTTGCATTCTTTGCGGTATCAGGCTCAATGCCGAATGATGGGAACATGGTCACACCCGAACCGTGCGCGTTACCGGCTGCAGCAAAGTACGTGGTACTCCATGCATCGGCAGCAATGCTGTTTGTGCCATTGTTCACCGTTGCCGGACCATAGTTATAAGTGTATAGAGACGTCGTTGCGGAGTTCCTCAGCACGATTAGGTTGGGATTTTCAATCACAAATTTTGCAGTTGCGCTTGGCTGAACCGTCCATGCAGTGCCGAGAGTATACACTGCGCTTGGGCCTGCGGTATGTGACGCAATGATGCGCCGCTGCCCAACGGCAGTCTTGTTTGTGGTGTCTTCTACGACCCTGATTTGGAAGTTCCTATATTCGTTTGCAAGTACTGCAGCATCCCCGGCACTTGATTGACCGGTAATAGTACTCGCAGCGGTGGCTGTAGCCGTTAGACATAGCTTTGAACTGCCGGCATCATAGGTGCCAGCTCCCACCACAAATCCCTCTCCCGGTTTTCTGTCATACGGTACATAGAGCTCGTCTAATGCGATGGCTGCAAAGTCGGTGGTTATTGTTGCCGCGAGGTTTGTCTGCGTTTTTGACGCTAGTGTATTTGACGCAACCTCAAATGACTTCCAAGAACCAGCCGCAAGAGTACCAGAACCGAGCATAAATACACGGCCGCCAAGTATCTCGTATACATCGCCAGCTACCGGCGTAAACGATAGCGCGGCATCAAGGAGCAGAGTAGGCGTTGTGCCGCCCGTGTTTCCGATAATCCAACGCTCCTCAACCTTGCCCGAGCTTCCAGATGCAGACCCAGTAATACGAACACGAAAGCCAAATTCACCAGACCCGCCTCGGTTTGCAAACATGTTTGGCGCAACGGCCGTTATAGTTGTCGATGTTGGTATAGATGTCGTACTCGCACCTGCAGCGATTGCACCGGTCAAACCGTGCGATGGAGCAAAAACTGCTCCCGCCCCAGCACCAAACGTACCGGCAAGTGCTGGCGATACGACAAAGTTCCAGCCCTTCGTGACGGCGTTGTACCTGTTTAGCACTGTGTTTGACACCAGCTGGTATACAAATGGGTTTCTCGATAAATCATTACGGAGGTCAGTTGCAATGCCCCCACCTGCTGCGTGCGCATTTGGCGATGGTGCTGTTTGCACCCATGCCATTCGATCTATTACTCGCTTGAAGTTATTTGCCATATATCCTCCTTATGATATTGTACGCCTTACTGTGTTTGCCCATGTGTTTTGTGATGTGATCCTATACAGCGCATCGGCTGGCTGGGTTCCAAAGTTTGTCAGGGTAGTTACGGTTCCGCTTTCTATGACTGCAGTCTCGCGCACGCGGTTGATTGATTTATCCATGTGTGGCGGGTTTACTAACGGATAGAGTATTTCTCTTAATGCGTTGACGACGTCGACTGACTGAATATCAGAACCGTCGTCGTACCATACCTGAAGTATATCACTGGAAGCCATGGATGTTGTGTCATATTCTAGCGTGACCACATTACCCGATATTGTTGCGCCAAGCGCTGGGTCTGCGAAGTTGTATAGGAGTACCCCGTCTGTGACGTTTGTTATGAGCAGCAACCCGGACTGATTAAGCGACGCATAGTCCTCAAGAGTAACCGTCTTGCTCGCGGCGTCAAACGCATAATTTGTGATAAGTTTCTTCATATACTGCTCCTTATAGCGCCACCGCCAGCGCGATTACTTTGCTATAGTCAACGACACCAGCCGGTCCTTGTACACCCGGTACGCCCTGTGGACCTTGTTCGCCTTGGTCTCCTTGCAACCCTTGGATACCTTGTATCCCCTGTATGCCTTGGATACCCTGTGGCCCCTGACTTCCCTGTGGCCCCTGTGGGCCTTCAGGACCGACTATCTGGCCTGCGTCAACCCAAGTGCTACCATTCCACACGTACAAGTCGCCATCTGCAGTAACGATATATCCATCACCGACGGAGTTCCCAGACGACGGCAGAGAACCAACCGTTGCAACGGTTCCTTTCACGGTGAAGCTAGTGCCGGAAGGACCCTGTACACCTTGCGGTCCTTGTGGCCCCTCTGGACCAACCTCACCCTGATCGCCGGGGACACCCTGTGGGCCTTGCGGTCCTTGTACTCCCTGAATACCCTGCAACCCTTGTGGCCCGTCATTACCCTGCGGCCCGGCTGGACCTTCAGGCCCCTGCGGTCCTTGTGGGCCGGTTGGTCCCTGCGGACCTTGCGCGCCAACGGCTGCCTGCTTGACGGCAAAGCTCACTTTATTTTTTGACTGAACGGTCATCTTGACAAGGTTACTGTTGGCACCACGAACAGTGATGTGTATCGGCTGCTTGACAATAACCTTATCGCTCATGATATGCCTCGAATTACGTCAGCGATTACATCACACTGACCGCTTTCTGACTCCGCAACGTTACCATTGCCGTCGATTAACTGGTATGCATACACGAACGTACCAACCGGCAATGCGGCCGTCTCGCTTGCTAGAACCGCAAACGTAGTCTTTCCGTTCGTGGGGTCGGTAAATGACGTCTCTGTTTTGCTAATCAAAGCGGCACCATCATCGTCGTCGATGCTTCGCTTGATCATAAACTGCAGCGTATACCCAGTAATGTCTATAGCGACACCTTTGTCGTCCGTAACCTCAATATCGGACTCGTATGTATCGCCGCGTCGTATCTCAAGTGTATTGTTCCGTGCCATTACTTCCCTGCCTTTCCAAGCGTTACCATTTCATGCGAGTGCGACAGCGACGGTTCTGTCGTGCCACCCGGCGCGTCAGGCAGGCCAGTAAAGTCTGGCTTGTCCTCTTCGTCGTTCATAATCGCAACCCAGATACAGCGACAGTTGAAATGAATTGGTGGCATCCACTTTGTCGAGTAGTAAGTAGCCTCGTCGACCACACTGCTGTCGAGGTCCTCGCAAACCGCGCATACAACCTCGTCGAGGATTGCGCTGTACTGGTAACCGTATATCTTGTTGCCATACTCTTGGAACACATCATCGCGGCCGATGTTTATAGCCGTGGTAATGAGCGAGCTGGCAGTCAGGGTTTCTTTGTCGTCGTAGAACAACGAGAAGATGCCGGATATAAGCGCCAGCACCTCGCCAACGCTCAGCTCGGTCTTATCCATCAGGTTTTTGCGTATCGCGTCTGTAACGGTGGTTTTAATCTCAAACAGGAGGTCCGAGAACTGCTTATCGACGATTGCCTTTACGTGCTCTCCCATGAGGTCCTTGGACTTTTTCTTATTGGCCGGGGCGTTCAGCTTCAGCTCGTCGGCAGCGTTTGTCTTTGCCGTACCGTACATATCCACCATAGCGGTGTTCATAACATCGCGCAGCTCGTTGTCGAACTTCAGCGTGAAACCGTCGAGCGCCTTGGCACCCTTCTCTTCGAGTAGTGGCTTAAGCCGCTTGGTGGTGTCGGCCGAGATTTTATCAAACACTGGTTTCATATCCTTGACCAGTTTATCCTCGGCTTTGTCGGCTTGCTTTTTGATAGCAGAGAACTGCACCTTTGCTTCAGGCGCGGTCAATTCACGCCACCACTCGCTGCTACCTTTCGCAAGCGTGGCGTTACCTTTTGGGCGCGAATTCTGCACGGTGGTATCTGCAGGCGCATCAGCAGCTGGCGCGTCTCCTGTACCGGTTCCGTTGCCCGTGTTGTCGTTTGTGGTGCTGGTATCCTCTGGCTCCTCAATCTCCATTTGCTCTGCGACCTTTTTCGAGATGCCGTCAGATACCCATTGCGGCACAGTGCCCTTGGTAACAAGCGATTTGAATGCCTCCTGCAGGAGCGCGGTTGCCGTATCGTCTAGCGCGTTGAATTTGAACTCAGGATATAGCGGGTTCTCAAAGTTGTAGTCAATGAGCTTGCTGATAAGAAACGCAGTGATGTGCTCCTCCATGCTCTGCATAACCGCTTGCTCGCCAAGCATAAACGAGTCCCAGTGCGACTCACTGAGCGCGTACGAACCGCCGGTGCTTGCGGTTTGGTTACCGAGTAGCTGCCCCTGTGCGAGTACCGAACGGGCCATCTGTACGTCGTGACCGTCCACATATTTACTCAGGTCAATGCCCGGCTTCAGGTCGTGTACGGTAAGCTTCCAACCGAATGGCAGTGCGATAGACGGCCGGACTGCCATCTTATCGACGGCAGCTAGGTTTGCGTCGCGCACCTTCGGGTCTACGTCAGCATCCGGCTGCTCGAGCGTCTTGAGTGGGATAGCCGTAACCTGTCCCTGCTGGTTCTGCAGGTAGTAGAGGCGGTGCTTTTTGTCGTAGTGATAAAACGCAGCACGAAACGCGGTCATGCCTTCGAGTGGCTTACGCTCTTTGCGGTACGTGTACAGGAAACAGTACGGTAAGTCAATAAGAACTTTCTGAGTCTTGCCGTCCTTTTTCACGCTCTGCTCAACGCCGCCAAACCCGCCGGTGTCGTCTTTCTTTATCGTGTAGGAACCGTGCTCACGAGGCGCAACCTTTTTAAATACGATCTGCCCCTCGGCATTTACCTTGTAGACAATCTCAAAGAAGCGGTGGCCCTGTGCGATAGCCAAGCACATGTTTGCCACGATGTTCGAGAACGGCGTGGACATACCACCCTTGTGTTCCGGGTTCCGCAAGCAGCTGTCGATAAAATCAGCCTGTGGGTGAGTGGTGATTTTGTTGCCGTTTGCGTCTGTTGTTTCTAGCACATCAGCAGGGTCGTGTTCGATGTGCCAAGCCGAGGCCATGATAGGAAAGGCCATGACGTTGTAAAGCATCGCTGCAGTACCATCATTGTCGATCATGTCCATGATGTTTTTTATGCTAGGGTTTCTCACACCACCAAGGCCAGACTCGTTGCCAAAGTACTGGCTACTCGTAAACCCAGAGTCGGCGCTTCCCTGTTCTTTGCCATCGGATTTCGGAGCGGACTGCTTTGCCAGTTCGACTTCGTACCGACCAATTTTCATCTTCATGTGGGCTGGCCTCCGTTATTTAATTTTTTAATAAGCGTTACCTTGATTATACAAGTCATCAAATGTTTTTCCAACGGTAGCAACACCAGCACCGAGGCTGGCGTCCTTTTGGTTTATGTATCGTAGGTAGTATCCCATCATTGCAGAGTCCGCAACGTCTGGGCTGCCGCCCCCTAGTAAAGCTTTCATTTCATCCTTCGGGGTAACGCGCATTACTTTGCTTGTCGCATCGCCCTCATGGAGCTGTAACTCCTTTTTTAGTGTAGCAAGATGCGGGCAGTCTGAATAGAAGAAAACCCGGCCGTTATCCATATCGAGTGCCCATAGCGCAAACATCTGAGAGCGCAGGTCAAAGTACGGCGGCTTGATTTTCTTTTCGCGTTCCTCAGCCGTTTGAACCGGCGCATCACCTGACCGGAACTGTCGAACGGCTTTGTACCCATTGGAGAGCATATATGTGAGCCAACCCTGCCCGATACCAACAACGTCGCCGACTATATCGCGCGCGCCAACGCTCTCGCGCACGGCCATCTCGATTGTGAGGCGGCCAATGACTGCGCCGGGGTTGTATGGGTTCAGCTCTTCTGGCTTTGCCTTTTTCATAAGCTCCTCGGTGGTATACACCGCGAACTCCACGATCGTATCGCCCTCCCATAAACAAATCGACGCACGGTCTTTGCCGCCGGCGTTCGGGTCAACTGCAATGTACTTCTTGCCGCGCTTCAGCTCTTGGATGGTGAGCTGGTTCATGGTGCGGGATTTGAACAGAGAGTTTTCATCGTCCTGATAGAACCAGTCGTTATTCAGAAACCGCTTGCGCCAGTTGAGCGGGCGCTCCATAAAACGGTCATAGTACCCTGTACCAAATAGCGGTGAGTCGTGCATCTCGAACTCTATCACCATCTTGTTGCGGCCGAGTGGTTTCACGCGGTCCCACTCCTCGTCTGATACATTCACGGGTCGGCGGCCGATACGCTTCAGCCACGGCAGGTAGATGTTCGTCTTGGTCCACGCTTCGTTTGGGTTGCAGCACGACACCATAACGCGGGGCGCGCCAGTATCATTTTTACGGCCGGTACGTGAGAACAGCATGTCGTACCCAGACTCCTCAACGTCGTCCACCTCATCGACGCCGGCCATGGTAGAGCTAATCTTGAGCTTCGACCACTGCCGGTCGATGCTGCGGTTCATACCGATGAACTTTATGAGTGAGCCGTTGGGGAAACGTATCTGCATATCGTTGGTGGCTTCGCGGGTATGGTAGTGCTTGCCATCGCGCAGGCCCATCTTCTCCAGCGCCTCTCGGTACACTGCGAACGTACCGATGCTGTGCTCGGCCGCGTTTTTACGGCCGACTGGGATGATAGAACCGGCAAATGTGTTGCAGACGTTTATGTGGGCGACTGCCATTACGAACGTCTTGGTCGAGCCAATAGGCCCAATCAAAAAGATTTCCTCAATGCCAGTAATGGGCGCGGTCCGGATTGCCTCCATAACCTCGCCCTGCTTGGTGGTAAGCATGAAGCCGCCACCGTTCATGGTCAGGTCTCGTATTCGTAGGTTAGCCAATTAAACGATACGGCTATGAGCCAAAGGTCAAAGCGCAGCGCGTGTTGATAGGTTCGCTTGATCGTGTAGCGACCATCGAACTCTACTTGCTCGAGATTTATGCGCGCGACGTGGTACTGAACCAGCGCGTCTGTGTACATAGCAAGGTCTTTGTGGTTCTCGTATAGCGGTTTAAAACGTATCATTTCTTTGCGGCTCCCTTCTTGGTGGCCGGCTTTTTCTTTGCCGGGGCCTTGCGTTTTGGTTTAGGTTGTGCTTCTTGAGCGGGTACGAATGGAGTGGCAGTGCCGAGGCGCATGTCATACAGGAACACCGGCTGGATATTGTCATCGTTGCTAGTGATGTCTAGCTTATCTCCGAACCCGGTTTTACGAAGCCACGTTGCAGCCTTTGTGTCACCACCCATGGCTTTGATTACCATAGCCGCGACGATAGCATTGCCGGCATTTTTGTTTATCAGCTTATCCCACCAGCTGGGTTTTTTAGCAATCAAGTTCTCGGCAAGCTTATCATCCTCAAGCAAATTCTGCACGATAGTAGACCAGCTTTTTGTGCCGGGCTTTTTACCTGCAGGGTTCCCGGACTGGCCGGGCTGCCATGGTTGGGAGAGGTTGTTTTCGTTTGCCATATTTCTCGGTGCATCCCTCGGTGCAATTTGGTTCTATAACTCTACTTTATCCCATGTGAAGTGATTGCCAAAATGTCCATACTCTGCCGTGGCTTCATACTGAGCCTTGCGCAAATCAAGCAGGTCAATGATGCCAAGCGGTGTGAGGTCATATATTTTCTGGTCAACCTGCTTCGTAACGTATCGGTCATGCCCGTTCTCATCGTGGTATACCAACTCAACAGTAGCTTCCACTGGCTCCGCGACACCGATAGCATAGGCAAGGCGCACAAACACTTCGTCTGCGTTGCCGTCTGTTTCGAGATAATCGACGGCCAGCTTCCGGGCCATATACGCTGCACTACGATCTACCTTGCTCGGGTCTTTACCGCTGAAGCACCCACCACCAATCGGTATGCGTGGGCCGTAGTTATCGACTGCGAGCTTACGTCCGGTCAAACCGGTATCTGCCTCAAAGCCTCCCTGCGACCAATCCCCGGCTGGGTTGGCATATATGTGATAGCCGTTCTCTACTCCAACGTTCACGCGCACGAATGCACGGGTGAGGTTCATGAGTTCTTGGTGCTCTACGTTCTGCCATGAAACAACAATGGCGTGTATAGTACCGTCGTCATTGAGAGTCACCTGCGTTTTGCCATCGAACGGATAGACCGAGTAAATAGCGCGGTTCAATTCGCGGGCAAGGAATACCTCGCGTGGTATGCGTGATGGTGTTTCGCGTGTAGCATAGCCGACCATGATACCTTGGTCCCCGGCTCCGCCGGCATCCACTCCCTGTGCTATTTCGTGGCTTTGCTTCACTACGTTTACCTGCACACCGTACTGCGGACCGGCAACGGCCTGTGCGATAGCTCGCATATCGACATACGCGCTGGTGGTGAGCTCGCCGGTTATAGTGATGATGCCGTGGCCGCCCATAGTCTCAATGGCTACTCGGCTCATAGGGTCTTGTTTCAGGCACTCGTCCAATATAGCGTCGCTAATGCGGTCGCATATTTTGTCTGGGTGCATAGGGCTGACTGATTCTGCTGTTCTCATGATCTAGTTCTCCTCAAATAACGTTGATTGATTTTTCATTGCTTCCGCGTCGGCTGCCTCCTTCGCCTTACGAATTAGCTTGCGTATCTCACGCTTACAAATAGCCTTTGGGGTGTATGGTTTAACAATGGTTTTCATGTTTTGCCACTGTATGGAGCCTTCGCTTGGTAGCACGACGAGTCCGTACCGCTCTATTTCCGGCACTAACTCGCTCGCTGCGCGGCCGAGAGCATAGTGATAGTATCCGTCTCTCATCTATGCTGTCTCCACTGCCGGTGTGTTCTGCTCCCAGCCTTCAATCTCTCCGTCGTTCTGAAGCGCCCACCAGCGCTTGCGCACCACGTCGACGTAGCGTTCGTCTAGCTCCATCGTGTAGCAAATACGCCCAGTCGCTTCGGCTGCCATCAGTGTGGATCCGCCGCCTGCGAACAAGTCCATGACGATCTCGCCCGGCTTGCTGCTATTCAGGATTGCTTTTGCAGGTAGCTTGACTGGTTTGCTGGTTGGATGCTCGTAGCTGTTGACGTTTTCTCGGCTAATTTTCCAGACGGTTGTGTCATCCTCATCCTCTTCGCTGAGCAGTGATTTTGCCCAGTTCAGGAGCTCTTGATCGTCGGGCTCAAATTCCCAGTGGGTGTATTGCTTGCGGTCGCCGTAGTAATCGACAGGCTCGCCGTCAACGACTGCGTACAGGATCGGCTCGTGCTTCCATCGGTAATCGCCCCAGCCCATGCTCGCGTGCGGCTTCACCCATATGATTTGGCTGCGCACCTTGTAGCCCGCGTTTTCGAGTCCAGTCTCAAACTCTCGGTGCGTGCTGCTTTTGTAGCAGACGTATGCCGGTGCATTTTTCTTGGCGCCGGACTTCATAGCGACGAATACATCGTCGAGGAATGCCTGAAAGTTCTCGGCTTCCATATGGTCGTTTTTGATCGTGTTGCTGGTCTTTTTGCCCCGTCCGCTGTAGTTCACGTTGTACGGAGGGTCGGTGAATATCATGGCTGCTTTTTTGCCGCCCATCAGCGCTGCGACATCGTCTTTGCTAGTGGAGTCGCCGCACATGATGCGGTGCTCGCCAAGCTGGTAGATTGTGCCTAGTACCGATACGGCTTTTTCTTCTGGCTCCGGGGCCTCGTCCTCTTCGACGTCTGTCTCCTCGACCGGCTTTTTCGAGAACGAGAGCGCGTCAAAGTTTACCACTTCGAGCACCTCGCCTTCCGGTAGCTCCGCCTCGGCTATGAACTGATCAAGCCCCTCCTGCGTAATCGTACCGTACTGGCTGGTTATTTCAAGCAGTTGCGCCTTTGCGTCTTTGATGTTTTTGGCCTCGATGACCACAAACGGCACCTCGTAATTACCTTTGTCGTTGACGTCCTCTTTAACCATCACGCGCTGGCGCTGATGGCCGTCCATGAGGTAGAGCGTCTCGCCGTCGCGCCATACGAAAACCGGCGCAGTGAAACCGCGCTTTTTGAGCACACGCTTGAGCTTGTCGTAGTTTGCATCCGTCAGGTCTTTGAGGTCGCCCTGCAGCGGCTGCAGTTTCCGATAATCAATCGTCGGCAGGTTGTTTGGGTTATTGATTTTGACCTGCATAATCACTTACCAATCTGCGCCATAAGCACTGCTGCGATAGCATCCTTCATGGACTGCTCAAAATTAAGATTTACATCGTGCAGTTTATATCCGCTCTTGTCGTCCTTGCGGTAGCGCGCGCGGGCCGAGTAGAACCCGCCGACAGCCATATACACCAGAAAATTGAGTGCAATTCCTGCTGCGATTATTGCGCCGACAACCTTGGCGACGCTGATTACTGTTTCCATGTGTTGGTCTCCTTTCATGGTTTGAGTTGTGTCTCTAGTATAGCGCTTACGGCTCTCTGGCTCAAGGGAAATTTACCACGAGCGGTATGAGTAAGATTTTTTACAGTGCCAGTAACGGTAGTGCGCTTACGGTTTATGCACAACAATTCCACAGGTTTTTCCACTGAAGCGCTTATGCTGGGGTTGAAAGTGCGCCGTTTTGAGTTTAATATAGGGATTGAGTATTGCCGCCGCGCATGCAGGTCGCAACGCTCAAACGTATTTCACTCACCAACAACACAACGACCAATAGAAACTAAAAAACCCCAAGCGGTTAACTTGAGGCTTGATAGGTGCTGTGCACAAGATGCTCAGACGTATTTACTCAGGTATATTTTAACACGCCCCTTGGGTGGGAGGCAAGTATTTTCATGAACAAAATCTCAGAGCTTTTACCCTATAGAACTATAGAAAAAAAAGATAAAATCTCTTCTATAGAAACTATAGATTCTATAGGGACACCACTCCGAGCAAACGCTGCAGTAATGACCCGCGAACAAGCAGACTCCGTAATGGAAATATGCGAGGACTTAATAGCCGCTGCGCGCTACCGACCATTTTTCTTTAAGCGACTATACGCAGTCGGGCCGACAGTATTTGTGCAGTTGGCTGATCACGCCCGCAAATATGGGAAGTACCCAGACCGGCTCTTTGTGAAGCTACTTCGCGAACAACGGGTTCAGTAAACATAAAACCCACCGGGGAGACCAACATCGAGAGTTGACCGGTGGGACTGCTGACAGCAGCACAACCATTTTAACAGGTTACAAATTGTGCATAAAGGACTTTACAAATAAGCGCAAACGCTATAAACTGAAACCATAGCTAGGAAAGGAGACCAACGCTATGCAAAAAAAAGATACAAATCTAAGCAGTAAAGTAGAGGAATATCCATACTACTTTGTCGAGAAAGTACCCGGTGGTTACCGCGTCAGCACTTATGCCGATGGCATGCTCACAGCGGTTAACGAAAAGGTGTACTTTCACCCGACGAGCGCATACACTTCTCTAGGTCGACTGCTTCAGAGGCGACACATACACATGTTCAGCCTTGAATCAGACCCCGCAAAGGCACCTGTAAAGGAGGGGAAGTAGCCAGCCGCTAGGCCGCGCTCAGCGGCCCTGCGGGTAGTTATTACCAAGGAGACCAACATGCAAACATACGACCAATACAAATTCAAAGGCACAAACGGTAGCTGCGGGTTCATGAACGGTGCGGTATATAACCTCGACGTACGGCTCGGCGGATATAACGGCCGGCCACACCTCATCATCGACGATCTGCACCGCCCGGGTATGCACGTACCATACGAGTCGCTGGATAGCTTCCTTGCAAATTGGGAGCCACAGAACCAATGCCCACGCCTGAAGCATAGCCTGCGCCGCAGCATAATATCGAGGATACCAATATGGCTACTCTAGCCGTAAAAGACCTGACGCCAACCGAGCTTGTGATGAACGAGGACGGTGAGTTTGTGTGCCCGCACGAGGACGCATACATCGAGAAGGCATGCTGCAGCGGGATAGATAGCGACGGCAATCCGAGCTGCGGGTGTCACGGTCAGGACGGTATTATATGCCCGGCCATTGACTGCACAGGCATACAAAACCACGAAATCAATGCTTTGTTTAAACATATAATCGGAGGGTATGATGACTGAAAACGTGCGCATCAAAGTGACCATGCTTGATAACTCCAAACTGACAATTGACGTAAAAGCCGAGACACTGAAATCACTTGGTGGCTTGCCGTCTGGTAAGGTGGTTACAATGCGCCAGCAGACCGGCGACGTACAATACCAGGAGTTCTTGGTGCGGCCATACTACCGCCGCATCATGAACGACACCATGCACATTTTTGCAGTCCAAGTAACCATAAAAGGAGGAGTTCCACATGCGTAAAATGATTGACACCGACGAGCGCCGCGACGATCGCGTTGCCATGCCGAAGGAGGATGCCCCGCGCGGGCCACTTCCGAACCGTAAAATGCGCCGTAAAATAGCCAAGGACCTGCACGTATTCAAACGCCCCGGTGCATGGCGATACGTCAACGAGGGCCGGCGAGTAAACCAACCACTACGAGGAGACCAAAACAATGAAAAATCCGAAGCGTAGTTTATACGCCTCATACGGCATAGCGATAGTGTTTGTGCTTGCTGGCGGCGCATACGTCACGGCAAACGCACGCACAGCGGTTCACGACTTGCAGCAGGCGCAGGTTGAGCTAAAAGCCGCCGACGAGTCCGATAGCCTGCGGGCGGTAGATGTAAACAAAAACACCACTTCAGTTGACAACTCGACTGCAGATGTAAACGAACCTGCAGCGCAAGCAACCACCACTGGTACAAGCAGCTCCTTGCAGAGCGCCGCGCAAACAAAGACCGAGCCACAAGACGGTGGTCATATACCATTTACAAACGCACCGGTCACGCCGGGCGACCCGTCCAGCTACGTCGGTACGGTGGGACAGTGTCCGTTTTACGAGATGGCTGGCGATAAAGGCTGCGTGCCTCCGGCCGATATAGAGTGCAATGCCGACTGGTCGGTCTGCACATACAAAGGTTACCAAAGCACTGATGTAACAAACCAAGCGGCACCGCAGGGGGAAGTGCCCGGTCAATAGAGCGCAGCGGTAAAACAAAATCAATCAATAAGCGAGGGTATAAACAACAATGGGTCCACGACGATACTACACAACAAACAAAGGTGTTGCAGCAGTGCTTCTTATGAAAGGCCACAACATCGAGCGATGCTACCAAGAGAACAATCCAAAAACCGGCCGGCCGCAAGTCAAGATTGAGTTCGATTGCGACATCGATAGCGGGCGCGGGCACGCGGACATGTTCTTTAACGGAGACATCACCGCTGACCTCAAAACTTTCTACGACAAACTCGGCGAAGTCGGCCGTCAAATCTACGACGCACGACGCTAGGCATGGGTGGGCGGGTTATACACAACCCGCCCATATTGCTATTGCTAAATAACCGCGAACGATATACACTGTAATTACTACTAAATAACATGGAAGGAGACCCCATGGACGACATCAAAGTAAACTTCGACGAGCCACTATCAGAGGAGCACATGGCTGCCAAGGCAAAGGCAGACATTACGATGGCGAACAATAAAGCATTGTTCCAACTGGCTCGCGTATACGGCGTTGAAAATCCCGGTGCATATGTGCAAGAGTTCAAATGGAACACGGCATACTACCTAGAATACCAACTCAAGAAAGAAGCTGAAGCACGCAATGCTGCCAACGAAGCAGTCGATGAGGCCGACGAAACTGCAGCTGCCGACGGCGAGGAGAAGCCAAACGATGGCGAACAATAAACTGCAGCTCTATATCCGCAGCGATGCGGCTATGGATGCAATCGAAAAAACAATCGGGGACAGGAAGCAGGACTTTGTGTCCAGCCTGCTCAGCGTGGCAAACAATAACCCGCTGCTGCAGAACTGCGATCCGGGAGAGGTCATCAAAGCGGCTCTAAAAGCCGCCTCGATGCGCTTGCCGATCGATCCAAACCTCGGGTTTGCATACATCATACCGTATAAAAACGGCCAGCTCTCAAAGAAGCTCGGGCACGATGTATATGACGCTCAGTTCCAAGTAGGCTATAAAGGGTTCATCCAGCTGGCGCTTCGCTCCGGCGAGTACCGCAAAATAAACGTCACTGACGTGCGCGAGGGTGAGTACATACGCAAAGACCGCGAGAGCGGTGAGATAGAGTTTGCATGGGTGGACGACGATGCCGAGCGCAACAAGCTGCCGGTCATAGGATACCTTGCATACTTCAAACTGCACAGCGGGTTCGAGCAGCGCCTCTACATGACCGTTGCCGAGCTTACTAACCACGCCAAAACGTACAGCCAGAACTTCAAGAAATGGAATAGCGGCAAATGGGCCGACGACTTCGCTGGCATGTCTCGCAAGACGGTTCTAAAGCTCCTCATATCAAAATGGGGGCCACTATCGACCGAGCTGCAGATTGCCATGCGCGCCGACCAAGCGGCACTGGCCGACGACGACGCGTACCGATATGTTGACAACGATAAAGACGGTGTTGATGCGCCGGCTGCCGACGATACTTCAGACGCGCCACACAGCGACGCCGTAGAGGGCGAGGTAGTAGGTGAAGGCACTGGTACGGATACCGAAAAAACCGATGCGCCGGCAACTACGACACCGCCGTTTCAAGAGGCTGAAGCGCCGGTTGAACCAAAGCCAACCCTTCAAGAAAAAATAGCAGCTGCCAAAGCACGCAACGCTGCTGATAAAACCTCCACCACAAAGGAGTAACATCATGGCTGTAGAGCAACACAAGTGCCCCACCTGCGGCACAGTTAAGAACGCATACTGGCACCGACTATCGCCGGGCCTAGTCGAAACGCTCATCAAAATACGCAGGGCGGTGGGCGAGAAAAACGAAAACTCAGTGCATCTACTGCAGGACCTAAAGGGCCGCAACGCCCTGTCGCCGACGCAGTATTCCAACGCGCAAAAGCTACGATTTCACGGCATGATACGTCACGATGATGACGGTAAGTCCGGCTATTGGAGCCTCAATAAGCGCGCGGCCGAGTTCCTGACTGGCCAGCTCGACGTACCATATCGGGTAAAAACACTCGACAATCGGGTGGTAGACCACGACGAGCGCCACGTAACGGTTGATCAGGTGATGGGCGAGCTGCCAAAGTTTGACGACCACTTCCGGTTCGGGCAAGAAGCAGAGGCGCAGCCGCTTAACTTGACACAGGGAGTATTGCTATGATTGTACGATTTGGCAACCTTTCAGTGTCTCAGTTCGAGGAGAAAGTCGGCGTTACTTTGAGCGAAGATGACCGATTATGGTTTAACGAACATCGGCAAGACAACGCAACCGTCACCAACCCGGACAAATTATCCATATTCGACATGCCACTCGGCATACACTGCGGCAGCAACATAGTGCACGAAGCCGTCAAAAGACTTACTGCATACGGTACTACGAACTATAAAACAAAGTTCGCAATCTACGATTAGACAATTAACCGCAAACGGTATATACTGGTTACGGTATAAGGAGACCAACGCAAATGACAAAACAACAACTAACGCTACCGATCGACCACTGGAGTTACAGCTCGCTCTCGTCGTTCCTCGGTAACCCGGCAGAGTTCCGGCGCAAATACATAATGAAAATCAAGGACACACCCAACCGTCCAAGTAGCATGGTAGGCTCGGCCGCGCACAAAGCGCTTGAGGCGTACTACAACCAAGGGCTGTCACAGGACGAGGCAATCGCTGTCGGGCTTGAGTACATGGCCGGCATACGCGACGCCAACATCGACTTTGGCAAGACGGGCACCCGTGAGCAGATGCAGAACACGTACGGCCAAGCAATACGGTTCTACTTCGAGGAGGAGCCACACTTCCATGAGATACTTGGCGTTGAGGTTGGCGAGACCTTTGAGGCAAAAAACATCTTCACCGGCGAGCCACTACCGCTGCCATTGACCGCATACCTCGACGTTATAGAGCGCAACAAGCTCGGCCGCATAGAGGTTACCGACCACAAGTTTGTCGGGTCGTACGAGCCAATCGAAAAGCAGCTGATGGCCAGCTATAAAAAGTTCATACAGGCGATGTTTTATTTCCACTATGTGGTAGCCAAGTACGGTGAGGAGCCAGAGTGCATCCACTTTAACGAGATCAAGACATCGCGCAACCGCGATGGGTCGCCGCAGCTGCAGCCATACACCTTTTACTACAACGACGAGAACCGCAACACGTACTTCGCGGCATTCTATAAGCTACTTGACGGCGCGACATACAACCTCGGGCTGCCGATAAAGTACCTGCCAAACCCCAACGACATGTTCGATGGCCAGTACAGCTTCGAGCTGTTTGTAAACGGTATTGATAGCATCGAGGCCCCGGTAGCGGTGAAGCACAAGCAGGAAATGACAAAGTTCGTCGATAAAAACTACATCCCAAGCGCCCTTGATAAAGTTGAGAATCAGAACCTGACACCGGAGGAGCGTATACGCGCCAAGATGCAGGAGTTCAATATAGCCGTCGACATGCGCGACACGTACGTTGGACCGAGTATAACCAAATACACGCTGAAGCCCCAGCGCGGTATACCGATGAAAAAGATTGCTGGCCTGCGCGACGACATGGCGTTGGCACTCAAAGCTTCATCGGTCCGCATCGAAGCGCCGGTGCCCGGCACTGACGTGGTAGGCATAGAGGTCCCGAGCGTCGAGCGCAAGCGTATCGACATGGCCGACAACTTCCTGAAGCCCGGCACGCTGCAGTTCCCAGTAGGGGTAAACGTGTACAACGAGACCATATACAAAGACCTTGCCGAAGCGCCACACCTGCTCATTGCCGGCTCGACCGGTGCGGGTAAGTCGGTCATGATAAACGTACTCATCGAGGCGCTAACCAAGCAGCTTGATAAAGACCGCCTGCAGATGGTTCTCATAGACCCGAAGCAGGTCGAGCTCACCTTTTTCGATGACTTGCCACACCTGTACCGCGACGTTGTAACCGACGTATCAAGCGCGCAAAAGGTACTGGCCGAGCTAGTAGACGAGATGGAGCGCCGCTACGAGGTACTCAAGTATGCCGGCGTGCGCAAGATAGACGACTACAAAGGCAGCATGCCACGCATAGTAGTGATCATCGACGAGTTCGCGGACCTCATGATGATGGCCGACAATAAACAGGCGAGCTTCACGGCTTCGCTGCCGGGTATCATTCACCAAATGAGCGAGGCGGCCGATGCCGAAATGTTCAAAGACCTGATATTCGATGAGAAGCAACTGCGCAGTCTGGCCCGCAAAGCAAAGACCGACCCGCTTGCCGAGGCCACGCTGGTAGCGCATAGAACCGCGTATAAAGCGCTTGCAGAGCGTATCATGGCCGAGACTGCCTCCGACCTTCCAGCGGCCGAGGAGAGCATCATACGCATTGCACAGAAGGCCCGGGCGGTAGGCATTCACTTGGTACTTGCTACGCAGCGCCCAAGCGCCGAGGTTGTAACCGGTCTGCTGAAGGCAAACATACCCACCAAGATTTGCTTTGCAACCACTAGCCGAGTGAACAGCCAGATAGTACTTGACGAAAGCGGGGCCGAGGAACTGACGCGCAAGGGTGACATGCTGTATAGCGACCCAAGCTTTGCTGGACTCATGCGCCTGCAGGGATTGTACAAATGAGCCGTGCCGACGACGAACTCGACAGATACATGCTCGACTGCGTCGTCAAGGCTGAAACTATACGAACCGAAAGTGACCAGATGGCCAAAGATGCAAATCTTCCCGGCATTGAGGGCGAGATACGGCGAGCGGCCATGCTTGCTGCTATAAAAGCCAGCTCGCCACCACAAGTCATATACTGGTTTAAGGTGATGAAAATGGCCGATATAACGGTCGAGCAAACTGCGCGAGTGATGTGTTTAGCAGACATGATGTTCCCAAAGTTTGACAATTAACCGCAAGCGATATTAAATGTAGACACGAAAAGGAGACCACATTATGGACGCAACATTAAGAAAAACCAAGGTCACTATCGGCACTGGCGATGGCCATGAGGTAGAGACGACTCTCGGTGAAATGGACGACGTGAGTAAGCGTCTGCAAGATAACGACCGGCTAGTAAGCCCGCTCGGTATTGGCACGCAGCTCGCGTCAAAGGACGACTACCTGCAAGCAATACGGAATGCCAGCCGGGAAATTGCCCGCGCAAAGCAGGACTGGAAAACGGCCAAGGAGATGGAAGCTGAAGCGGTCGAACATCTGGACGAGTGGCTAGAGGCAGAGTCCGCGAAAGAGGAAGCTGCAGCTGCACGAGAAAAGCTGAAAACCGCCAAGCTAAACAGTGACGAGGTATGCGAAGCATCCGAGCGTACGGCCGACAAAAAGGCTGTGCTTGATCTGCAGCGCCAAATACGCAGCGACCTGCTCGTACTCTATGCTGCGAAGTACAACCGACGTACTGCAGAGTCCATCGAGCCTGGCGAGAACCGCCTCATAATCATGTCTGCAAAGGTAGGCAAAGTCATGCCTGAACAGCTGGGGTTGTTCTAATGAGCGGCACGTCAAAGGGCGCATCAAAGTTCGCCAAACAGAAACTAGCGGAGGACCCAGAGTACTTCAAGAAGCTGGCCGCCAAGCGTAAAAAACCAGTCGGTGGCAAACACAGCCCCGGCAGCTTCAAGAAGGGTAATGCCTTTGCGAGCATAGGCGGGCGGGCCGGCAAGCGTGGCAAGGCAAAGAAAATCACAGAGGTCAGCAATGAGGACGTGCTTGGTGTCCCAAACGGACCAGTACACTACATCGAACTGCCCGTCAAGAAGCCGGGGGTGAGCTGATGAAGCCGCTACGCATAGTCATTGCCGGCGATCCGCGCGTAAAGAAAAACGGACAGAAGGTTGTCTATCGCGCATCCATCGGGCACAACATAAAGCTGAATTCAAAGTCGTATATCACTTGGCACACATCCGCACTACAGCAGCTAGACGAGCTCGGCTATGACATCACGTTTCACAAGCGCCGCAGCCAACTCAAAAAGCTGAAGCAGGACACGTCGCACATGGTTGCACTGATAAACCAGCCAATCAACCTGCAGTGCCGGTTCTACATGCGCACAAACGGTCGCGTAGACCTCTCTGCACTGTATGAAGGTATACAAGACGTGCTTGTAGAGTGCGGCATCCTTGAGGACGACAACTGGCACATAGTAGCAAGCCATGACGGGTCCGGCGTCTGGAAGGACTCCGATCGCCCGCGCATGGAAATAACCATTACAGAAAAGGTGGGAGTATGAGCACTTACTGGGATATAAAAACACCAACCTGCCGGCACTGGCACTGCCACCAGCAAATGCGTCGATGGCTGCGGAGCCTGCCGTCAATGGCATTTGAGTACGACGGGTTTACTTGCCTGATAGTACCAGACTGGAAAGACCCGTGTCGTACGCGCATCGTGCGCGAGCGCATAGAGCCAGCACATCCTAATTGCCGGTGCGTAATGGTGTATGTAAGCATAAACGAGGAGTATTTCAATGAAAAAGCATAAGCCTATTGACAAATTACCGCAAGCGGTATACACTGTAATAAGTAGCATAACGCTGCGATATAAACAACTAGAAAAACGTCTAAAGGAGACCAAGATGTTTAAAAAACTACAAAAAAAATTACCAACCAAACAACAGATGAAGAGCGCCGCAAACACGCTGTTCATGGTATACATGGTGTTCGTACTCGTAAGCATAGCCTTCAGCACGTACATGGTATACTTTGGAAGTGAGCGCACCGCCGACAAGATCATGCTGGCACCACAAGCACTCTTTGCCGCCGGACTGCTCATCTACGTTTTCTCGAAATTCAAAATCAGTAATAAATAGGAGGGACAATGGCCCCCTTGCTGAACTGACCGATGGGCCGTGCTATGAAACGCACATCAATCATAATTGCTTCGCTACTACTACTCGGGTTCATCTCACTGGGAGTGCGCCAAGCAATAACACACAATCACCAATTACGCATTGACAAAGTCGAACTGGAGTCAGCGTCTACAAAGCTAAAAACACTGCAACTGCAATACGAAAAGCTGGACAGTACACTCGATACAGAGCTACATAATAGAACCAAGGACGAGCAGAAAATCAAACAGCTAGAGTCCGAAAAACAGCAACTCGATAAACAGAAGCAGGAGCTTGAGGCGCAGCTGCAAGCCAAGCTCGATAAGAAACGACAGGATGCGGAGCGCAGCTCACAATTGGCCGCCTCGTTCACTGGAACCGCTACTGCAGCGGCCGCAAGTGGTAATTCGTACAAGGACTTCATCTACCAACATGAGTCCGGTAATAACCCCGGAGCAATCAACGCATCTTCAGGAGCGTGCGGCCTCGGCCAAGCGCTCCCCTGTAGTAAGATGGGGTGCTCACTCAGCGACTACGCTTGCCAAGATGCATGGTTCACAAACTATGCCATGCAGCGATATGGTAGCTGGGAGGCCGCATACTACTTCTGGGTAGCACACCGCTGGTGGTAGGCGGAAACAAAAAACACCCGACTGCGAGCGGGTGTTTTTCTTTATTAAAAACCCCGGGGTAGTGCCGGGGTTTTAGTTTGCTCATTGGGGCGGGTACGCTGCCGTTGCGTGGCTATTCTCCGCATGTAGTACCGGCCGGTGGAGCGAACCCACTTCCGTTCGGTACAGTATATATAATAGCATTGTTGGTATAAAATGTCAATAGTTTTGTGCATTTAAAACCGGCCGCTGTTTTGCCGGCCGGAGCTACACCATGTTTATCTTGGAGACATAGGTCTCAGAGACTTATGTGTGAGGTGGAGTTGGGAGGTGTTGTAGGGACGCCGGTGTACCTTTTACGACTATTATGATCCACCATTGTCGCCAAAAGGTACGAAGCGAAACCGCTTATAGTTTATTCATATCACACTGCTACGGAGCCTGTCAATAGCTCCCCTGTAAATA